CCAAATGCTTCGCATAAAGACGTCAACATGATATTATCTGCCAACCCCCATTTTGAGAGGCAACTATGAGCCTTGCTGTACTAGCCGACCACATGGCATCCAAGGGTCGCGGCCCTGACTCGATGCTTATCCACATGTCCCCACGTGAAGTGCAGGGACTACAAGCGTTGGCCATGAAGCATGGCGGCTCACTGTCTATTAACCCTGAGACGGGTCTACCTGAAGCTGGCTTCTTAGATAAACTACTCCCTGCTGTTCTTGGTTTTGCTTTAGCTCCTCTGACTGCGGGCACGTCTTTGGCTTTTCTTGGTGCAACCCCTCTTGCTTCAGCAATGACTGTTGGAGCTCTTCAAACTTTGCGCACTGGTGATTTAGGTAAGGGCATTATGGCGGGCTTTGGTGCTTATGGTGGCGCTGGATTAGGTGCTAGTTTAACTACTGCTGGTATAGACGCTGCACAACAAGGTGCTATGGGGGCTTTAAGCGCAGATCAAATTGCAACGGAAATGGCACAAGGTGCGTTTTCGTTTGACGGGTCAGGTTTAACACAGCAAGGCGTGTTAAATCAAGCAGCGGCGGATGCCACTAAATCCGCACTTACAAACCCCGGATCAACATTTTCTGCGGGGTTCGACGCAGCAACAAAAAGCCCAGAAGCACTAGGCAGTTTTGCCAAAGATAACTTTAAGAACATAGCGTATACGGCTGCTCCTATTCTTGCCGATCAAGCAGTTAAGTCTAATATGCCAACGACTACAACTCGCCCCGGTGCAATGCGTAGATTTTCTTACAACCCCTACGAGCAGGTCTATACACCTACAGGTAACTATGAAGTGCCTGTAAAAGAAGCGGCTGATGGCGGTTTAATGGGTATGAACGACGGCGGCTATAGCCCCGGCCAATTAAATTTTGCTGAACGTAGCGAACCTGTTGTTCGCATGGCTCGTGGCGGTGTGCCTAGATACGACGGGGAAGATGGTAGTCTTGTTGATGGTGGCGCGGCACCAAACTACGATCAAGTTATTAAAGACGCATACGCCACAATTGGTCGCACAGGAGTGGGAGAAGGTACTAGCCAAATTGACCAAGGTGGGTACAACCACTTCCTCAATATGTTGCAAACAGGCGCGGCCAAACCTGAAGATTTTGGTAACGTATTCCAAGGTGCGGTTACTCGTTACATTGCCGACAACCCAAATGATCGTTACACCCAATACGTAAACGATTATCGCGCAAACCAAACTGGCGGCGGTGCAGCTACGGCTACAGACACCACAGGCGGCTTAACTAACCTTGCCGCAGCTAACAATATTGTAGATGTTACAGGTGGCGGTAATAACGTTGTTACAGGCGCTACTACGGGCGGCACTAACTTAGCCGCGTTTAACAATAACTACACTGGCGCAAACATTAACGACTACATTGCCAATAACGCCTTAGACGCGGCAGGTATTGCCACCGCAGCTACGAAATTTAACGTTGACCCCGCCCAGATTGTTGCGGCTCAAAACGCCCAGCAGATGGTGACTAACGTGTACCGCAACGTGCTTGGCCGTGATCCAGATCCTGCGGGTCTTTCTTGGTGGACTAACCAGATTATGAACGGCGACCGTACAGGCGCTGAAATGTACGAATCGTTTAAAGAGAGCGCTAAGAGCTTGCTCGGCTCTGAGGGCACAAAAGAAATCTTCAAAGATTTGTCCCTTGCTGATGCTACAAAAGATTACGGCGGGTATCAGTCTGCTGACAAGAGAACTATTGCCGATGAATGGGTACGCAACACGCTTGGTCGTGAAGTAACTGACGCTGACCGCAAAACACAGTGGTACAAAGACGCTGCCAATAGCGGCGTTATGACTACAGTTGGTAAAGCTGAAGACATTTACAGCAAGTTTAAAAACTTTGCTAGAGACGATGCCGCGGCTACAGCCGCAAAGAAAATTGCAGACGCTAAAACACTGTTGACATCCAAAGGCCTATCTGAAATGGATGTCCTGCGCCAAACAGGTAAAACCATTGCTGAGTTGGTAGGTAGTGATATAAAACTTGAGAATGACCTTTTCAAAGCATCTCAGCTACTTAAGCCCGGGCAGAAGGCTGGATTTGACTTCAACACAATTACCAAGCCTAAAGCGCTAACAACTACGCAGACAGTACTTGATACAAATTCTCAAACAAATGCACCTGCGGGCACGCGTAACCCGTACGGCAATATTAACAACCCCGGCGATTTGACATTTAACGCTGACGGAACTACTACTGTAACGCCTAACATTCCCGGTCGCCCCTATGGTGGTTTTTCTGGCATGGGCGAAGTTAAAAACGCATACACGCAAGGCGGCGGCAGCTTAGGCTACATCCCCTACGCACCTAAGACAATTGAAGAGTTTGACGAAAAGTACAACACTCTGACCGGCGGTTCTAAGCAGGCTATGGATTACCTAACCGGCAAAACTAAATACACACCTACTCCTTTTACAGAGACTGGCGAAGTAATGAAGCCGTACGCTGAGTCGGTCTTAGGTGTGCCTACTAATATTTCTTCTAAGAAAGTTTTGTTTGACCCTGTTACTAAAAAATACAAAAATAATCCTGACTACATTCCCGTGTCTTACACAGCCGAGGGTAAAAAAGTCTATGGTTTATCTAGTAAAGACATTGCTGCTCAACTACCTGATGTGGCTACGTCTGATTACGAAAAATGGACAAAAGACAATAACGTAACCCTTGCACAAATTGCCGAAGCTCTTAATATTAGCCTTGCCGAAGCTAAGAAACGTTATCCAAAATTAGCCGGTAAAGCGTCAACAACTACAGACGACACTGCAAATACTGGCGGTTCTTACGATGGCGGCGGTGGTATGGCTACTGGTGGTCTAATGGCTATGGCCGGTGGCGGTATGGCTGGTCAGTTTGACCTTGGTGGCTACTCCGATGGCGGCAGGTTGCTTCGTGGCCCCGGTGATGGTGTATCCGATTCCATCCCTGCAACTATTGGTAACAAGCGCCCTGCACGACTCGCCGACGGGGAATTTGTAGTTCCTGCACGTATTGTGTCTGAGTTGGGTAACGGCTCAACTGAAGCCGGTGCACGTAAGTTATACGCAATGATGGACAGAGTCCAAAGAGCTCGCCGAGGTACAGTCGGCAAAGGTAGAGTGGCTAAGAACAGCCGCGCCGACAAACATCTTCCCGCATAAGGAGCCAATAAATGGCAACTCAACCAACCCAAGTACAGCAAACGCAATACGGCTTTGCACCAGAAATAGCGGAATACGCCCAGACCATGCTCGGTCAGGCTGCGGCTTTGACCGATACGGAGATGAATCCGTTCATGCAGTATCAGGGTGAGCGTGTTGCTCAGTTCTCTCCACTGCAAAATCAGTCGTACCAAAATGCGGCCTTGATGCAGTCTCAGCCACAACTACAGGATGCGACTGCTTTGGCGGGGCAAGCGGGCCTTGGTGCTCTTAATACACAGTACACATTTAATCCAGCGGATTTTAATAAAGCATTTAGTGGTGCTACTACTAGAGACGCGCAAGGTAATGTGACCGGCAACGCCATGATGAACCCCTACATGCAGAATGTAGTGGAACGTCAACAACAAGATGCCCAGCGTCAAGCCGACATTGCCCGCCAAACTCAAAATGCGCAAGCAGCGCGTTCTGGGGCTTTCGGTGGAAGTGGTAATCTTATTGCTAACAACCAGCTTAATGCCGCGTTAATGCGTCAAAAAGGCGACATTCAGGCTACTGGTTTGCAAAATGCTTACAACCAAGCAATGGGTCAGTACAACACCCAGAACCAACTTAACGCTCAGCAGCAGCAGTTTGGTGCGGGTCTAGGCCTTCAAGGTTTGCAAGCGGCTAACCAGTCTGCACAAAACTTAGGCACTTTAGGTAATCTGCAATACCAACAGAACATGGGCATCAATGCACTGCAGAACCAGTACGGTCTGCAGCAACAAGCACAGATGCAAAAAGATGTTGATACCAAGTATCAGGATTATTTAAACTACCAGAACTATCCTTATAAACAACTCGGCTTCATGTCCGACATTATTCGTGGCGCACCTTTGACTCAGACAGGTTCTTCTGTGTATCAAGCTCCCCCTTCCACAGCACAGAATATTGCATCGTTGGGTCTTGGCGCGGCTGGTATTAGTAAGCTAATTGGTTCCGCAGAAGGTGGTTTGACTCGAAGTATGGCTAACGGTGGTGTGGCTATGTCTAACGGCGGCGGTCTCGGCGCACTTGCTTTGAACAACTTGGTCTAAGGAAATATCATGGCAATTGATATGGCATCTGTCTATGCCGCACGGTATAGAAAACAACCCGACATGCTTCGTGCTGCGGTAATGGGTCAAAGTCCTGATCCCAAGTTAGACTCCTACACAGCGCTAAACGCACTGCGTTTGGTTAACGAAGCCGACATGCTGGACATGGCGGGTAAGGCACAACAGCCAACTTCATCTCCTTCTTTGGTTGCCCAGAACATGGCTCCTCCCCCTATGATGCAAGGTCTAGGCGCAATGGTGCCCGGCACAATGGGTCAAGCTCCTCAAGGTATGCCTCCGCAACAACGAGCCCCAATGCCACAACCTACTATGCAAGCTGCCTCTGGTGGTTTAGCTGGTATGTACACACCCGAAGAAGACTACGCCGAGGGCGGTATTGTTGCGTTTAGCGGAGCCTCTGGTAATCAACAAGTAGAAGACCCCACACAAAGAATCCTTGATGCAATTGAGGATGACAAGCGACGTGCTTACGGTACTGAACAAGAACCCGGATGGGGTGGCGCTGACTCAACGGCAATAAGTAGAGCGCAAGAAGCGCTTGAACGTTACATGAATTTTGAGCCTAAAGAAATGACCGCTACAGAGCAAGAAGCTTTTCTTGACAGGTACATGGCACGGGCAAAAAGAGATGCAGGGGAAGATATATACACTCCTGCTAAAGAAGAATTAAAAAAACGTAGAGAAGCGTTAGCTGGTGACAGAAGATTTGGTGAAGGTATGGCATACCTTACTGCCGCTGGAAAAATTTTAAAAGGTCGTAATTTAGCTGAAGGCGCAAGTGAAGCAGCGCCAGCATTTGCACAGCAGCTTGGTGAATCAAGACGCGCCGAACAGCAAGAAAAACGTGCTATTGAACAAATGAATTTTGCTCTTGCCGACGCACAACGTAAAGAGCGCATGGGGGATAACCGTGGCGCTCAAGCTGCTTTGGCAGAAGCTCGTAAATTCCAACAAGATGCCAACAGAGCTAAGGGTGATAAGCTTCGTTACGGCGCAGATATTGCAGCACGTACTGTTGGGTATAGTAAAACTTCTGGTAAGGGTGCTAATGCGGCTAAGTTGGCTGAGCGTTTGGCTGATGCGGAAGAAGCATACGCAATGGATCCAAGTAAAGAAAACAAAGCTCGTTTAGATGCACTAAGTAGCGCGGCGGCTAAGATGAAATCTTCAACCTCGTTCTCTACAAGTGAAAACGCGCCTAACAAGCAAGCTGCGGCTGTGGCTCCTGTACAACAACGTGTTGACGCTGCAGTAGCACAAGATATAGCTGACTTTAAACTGTATAGTCCAGAGGGTGCGGCATACAGAAGAGCTCTAAGAGATAAAGCTCCAAAAGAAGCCGCTCGGTTATTAAGAGAGGCGGAAAAAGATTTCCGTGCTACGCATGAAAGAACACAAGGACTTACCGGTGCTGGTGAAGCTGCGCCCGGTACTACTGTGAAGCCAATTAAACTTGATTGAGGCTTTAAATGCCCATCTATGAATACCAAGGTAAGCAATACGACATTGCTACTGACGATCCATCCGCAGCTAAAGCTAAGATTCTTAGTTACCTTGGTACTCAGGAGGCACCCCCTGCTCCCGTTTCCGCGCCTGCCGCCACTGCGCCAAAGCTTGCTTCGTCTACTCCCGTAGTAGAAAAAGTATCTGAGCCACCTAAACGTGCCCCGTATAAAAATCGGGTTGAAATGCTTGACGATGCCGTCAACCTCCTTGAAGAAGGCGCTGACCAAGCAAAACTAAAACAGTCCCTTGAAAACATGGGCGTTAAGTTTGAAGATGTAATTAAGCACGGGCAACAACGGGGTAGCGATTACTTTAAACAACAAGCGCCAATGACTGCGCCTGTGCCACCTCGCGCTAGGACTGAACCCGTTGGCGAAATTAAAGCCACACCTGAAACTAAGTTTACTGAATCCCCCGGAAAATATGCCGCAGAAGCAACCGGCAATATGTTTAAGCGCGTAGACGCAAGCCTAGGGGACATAGCTACAAGTTATTTGTTCCAGACAGGCGTAGCCGACGCTGATGCCGCAGGGCGTTTACTGGCACGCAACGCAAAACAGAGAGCAGCCGCTGCCCCTTCTCAAGATATCCGTGCGGGTATGATGGAAATCGGCAACTCCGAAACTTACGGTGAGGCTATCTCCGCTCTGGCTTCTAACCCACGTGCAACATTCACAATGTTGGTGGAGTCTCTAGCTGTATCTTTGCCCGGTATGGTGCCTTCTTTGGTGCTCGGCCCGGCTGGAGTTGTGGCTCGTTCGGGTGCGGCTGGTCTTAGTTCTGGCGGTATTGAGTACGGCTCGGTCATGGCTGATGTCTTGCAAGACAAAGGCGTCAACATGCTGGACGCAAACGCAATATCCAGAGCCTTGTCTAACCCCAAGATCATGGACGAGATCAAAGAAAAGGGCGCTAAGCGTGGTCTAATTATTGGCACGTTTGATGCTTTGTCTATGGGCATAGCTGGTAGATTCTTGAAGCCTGCACAGGCTCTTATTGCTGAAGGCAAACTCGCTGGTACTGCGGCTAAAAAAGCTACGATGGCGGCGTGGGGTAAAGAGCTTGCTTTACAAATGGGTGGTGGTGCAGGTGGTGAACTTGCCGCACAAAAAGCTACAGGTGAAGACAAACCCGCCGACGTGTTACTTGAAGCCATAGCGGAAGGTGTTACTGCTCCCATTGAAGCACGCTCTAACTTGCGTGATGCTAAGATGGCTGAACAACAAGCCACAATCAACGCTGAACTTGCGGCGGAGAAAAAAGAAGAAGCACCTGCGGAAACCCCCGAGAAAGTTCGTGCCGACAGAATTGATGCGCTTACCAAAGTTTATATCCAACAAGGTATCCCCGCAGAAAACGCTGGGAATATTGCTGCGCGTAAAGTTGATGCACAGTTAAAGGCTGAAGCTAAGACTATCGCTATTAAGATACCTGAAGGTCGTGTTGAACAGATTGCACAAGAACTGATTGCGGTTGGGGTTCCACCACAACAGGCAAAGATTGACGCCCAGAACTTAGCCCAACAGGAGGCACAAGCAGATGAGCTTGCGCAGAACGAAACAGGAGGAACAGCAGATGTTGCTGAACCTATCAGTACTCCAAGTGGAGAAAGCGTTAGCGTGGCTGAACAGCCCAGTCCAGAACTCCCCGCCGGAGGAACTGCTGGAGTTGACACAAGTGGAGTGGTTCCTGCTGGACAGACTACTGCAGGAGCTACTACTGGAGAAGGAGCACAGCAGGCTGCATTAACGGACGAAGAAAAAGACAAAGGCATATCAGACACGGTAGCGTATTTTGAAAAACGAGATGAGCTTACTAAACAACTCGATGCAGTAAGCGAAGAGAGCTCGGTTCTACTAGACAAACTACTTGACTTAGATAGTGTTCGCGCAGCAGACGTTCTAGGCGACGACGGCAAGCCGTTGGTTCTTGATGAAAACGGTAAATACGACTCAGACAAAAAATACGAAGCTGTAAAGGCTTTAGAAGCCAAGCGTAAAGAGGCTTCAGCTAAATTTGACGCCATTATTAAACAACTTGACGAACTTGACGCCGCTAGAGGAACGTCAAAAGAAACACCTGCAGAAACAAAACCACAGCCCTTTGCGTTAACTCGTGGGGCAGTTACACCCGATACTATTCGTGCGTTATCAGACGAGCAGCTTGATACAGAACTTACTAACACTAGTCTTAGTGATGCTGAATACAACCTTGTAAAAACAGAAATAACCCAACGCCAAGAAGGAAACATAAGTGGCCCTGAAACCTCTGAAACCATCGAAACAACGCAAGAAGGACAAGAAGCACCACCAGCCGGAGCAGTAAGCAAAGGCAAACGTGGTCGGCCACCTGTTCAGCAACGCCACGTAGTTACAGAAAATTCCGAAGGTGGGTTTGACCATGTTACAGATGGCGAAGTAACTGCAACTTACAAGAACAAGAAGCAAGCTATTGCGGCTGTTAATTTGGCAAGATCTAAAGATAAAGGCGATGCTGCACTAATTGCTAAAAATCAAGAGAAGCTAGATGCAGCACTTAAGTCTACGGGGCGAGGCCGACCACCTAAAGCTCCGTCAAAAGATGGTACTACTGAGGTAGATCAAGAAGCGCGTGACGAAATTAATAGGTTGGAATCAGCGCTTGAAACGTACAACTCAACTACGAATGACAAAGAAGCTAGAAACGCAGCACTGTACATTAGTGATGCCGCAGTTGACCCAAATGTGCCTAAAGCCGCACGTGAGCGTGCCCAGCAAATGCTTGAGGACGAGATTGATCCAAAAGACATACCCAAAGGTTTGCGTTCTTCTGAAGCAAGGGTAGCCAAGCCCGACACAGGGTTTAGCAATCTGACTAACGGCTCACAAGCTATTGCGCACATCATTAAGACTGGTAATCTATTCCAGCGGTTTGTGGCGCAACGCATACGCAACTTTGTAATTGGTGTTAAGTTTGTGGTGGTTGAGAAGGGTGATCCAGTACCGCCTCAGCTAAGCGGTGCGCGTGGTTTGTTTGTGTATACGCCCGGGTCTAAAGAACGTACTATCTACGTGCGTGGTAGTAGCTTCGGAGACCAACAAGGCATAAACGTTATAACAGTGTTGCACGAATTGCTGCATGCAGCAACGGCTAGTCGTATTGAAGCAGGTCTATTAAAAGGCTTTAAGAACGCCAGCTTGCAGAAGTTTATGCGCGAAATGGAAAGCCTGATGAAACGTACGCAAGAAGCGTATGAAGAAGGCGTGCTGTTTGGCGAACTATCCCCAGAAGTGCAACAAATGATTGAAGGCACTACTGACCGCGACAGAACGGGCAAAGTATCTATCGGTGTGTTCTCCGATCCCCATGAGTTCTTGGCTTACGGCATGTCTAGCCCTGAGTTCCAGAAGTTCTTGATGAGCGTGCAAGGTAAACGGGGCACAGGCTTCTCTGGTTTTGTCGATAGCATCCGCGACTTGTTTGGTGTTAAGGCCGGAGATGCAACTGCGTTTACTGATCTGGTCGATATTACTGACAAGATGCTCGGCACAAGGCTAACTAAAGTTGATACAAAAGGTGGCGCACTCCAGCAAAAGGGTAAGTTCACTCCTCCCGAGTTTGACGAAGAGGCTGACCTAAAAGCAAAACGTTCCGCCCTCCAGCTTGCTAAAGACGTAAAGATTGCAAAAGAAAAAGTACGTTTGTCCCGCGAAGGCGAGGAGGCTAAGAATGTAAGTCTGATGCAGACGGCACGTGACCCTAAAGCTGTTCGGCAAATTCTAGCCAACGCAGTTGATGATATGGGGTACCTCAAACTACAAGCTTCAGTGCGCTTACCCACGTTTGACTTTTTGGCTAAGTGGGCCGCTGATGTGGGTATCTCTGCGCTTAGCGAAACAAATACGCAGCTACAACGCATGTTAGGTATGTCTCAGCAGTTCTTAGCTGGTGCCGAACAAGTCATTGGTTCGCTCAACCGTGGTTTCAAAGAAGACCCTAAGCTTAGCCGTGAGAAGTTTTCAGACTTTATATACGCCACTACGTTGGCAGAGGTTGACCCATCTGACCCAAATGCACGTGAAGTAGAAGTAGAGCGTAAAGAGAAGAAAACTAAAAAGGGTGCTAAGCCTGCGCCAAAAACAACAACTCTTGCCGCCGACTACAAAGCACTTGGCCCTGTCGGTCAGCGCATGTACAAGCAATTGCGGGATTACTACGAGTCAGTCATTGAGTTGTACTCCGATTTGTTAGACGAGCAGATCAATGGTATTCAGGGTATGGCTCCTGAAGAGAAGAAAAACTTGATGGCTCTCATACGCAAGACCTTTGAGGCTGATGCAAGGATCAAACCTTTCTTCCCATTGGTGCGTCGTGGTGACTATTGGTTAGCAATTGGTTCAGGCGAAAACCGCTTGTTCTATTTGTTTGAAAGCCGTGCGGAGCGTAATGCTAAGGCTAAAGAGTTAGCCGCAAAGCGTGGAGAAGACTACGAAGACGTGCTGTTCCGTCAAGAGTTCGTGCAAGGTAACGACCTTAAGACACTACGTGCCGCATCACAGAACTCAAGCGAGATGCTTAAGAAAATCTTTGAAGCAATCGACGCCAAAGACTTGGGCTCTCCTTCGGCTAAAGAAGGTTTAAAGGATGCGGTCTACCAAATCTATTTGACCACGATGCCGGAGCAGTCATTCCGCAGGCAGTTCACTCATCGTAAAGGGCGTGGTGGTTTCAGCACAGACTTGCAGCGCAACATTGCCACTACTGCTTCTAAGCAATCCATTCAGTTGGCACGTTTGAAGTACGCGCCTAAGCTTCGCCTTTCATTGTCGGCTGCACGTGATTCAATCAACGAACGTGAAGAGTTATCACCGTTTGTGCAAGAAGCTGAGAAGCGTATTGACATGGCGTTGTCTGGCGATCATGGTTCTTTAAGTGAGTCTGTTGCTGGAATCGCAAACAAGGCGTCTTACTTCTGGTACTTGTCTTCCGCTGCGTCGGCTTTGATTCAGCCTTCTAGCGTATTCATTTCTGGCTTGCCCGTACTTGCCGGTAATTACAACAACGCTACAGGCGCGGCTACTGAGCTTGCAAAAATGACCACCTTGGTCAATCAGTACAGTGTATTCCGCACTAACGCAGACGGCACAACTTCTATCACTGCGCCAAGTATTGCTAACAGTAAATCTATTCCTGAAGATGAACGCAAAGCCGTCAGTGAAATGACAGCCCGTGGTGTGTCTGAGTCTACTTACGCTTCTTTAGTGTGGGGCTACAAGAGCATGTCCACCGAGCAGTTTGAAGGTATCAAGGGAAAAGGCAAGCGTATTGCAAACCTGATGGTCGGCGCTCTGATGCACAACACAGAACGTTTGAGTCGTGAGGCCGTCTACCTAGCTGCGTATAGGCTGGGTAAGAAGCAAGGGCTTAGCTACGATGACGCTGTTCAAAAAGCAGTTGACTCTACTAACGAAGCGCTTGGTAATTACGACATTACTAATCGCCCACGTTTTATGCAACAGGGTATTGGCAAGATTGCGTTCCAGTTTAAGACGTACCCACTGCAGATGTCTCTGCTGTTGTTAACTAACTTTAAGAAGATGCTCCCCTTCCTTAATAAAGAGGGCAAAAAGGAAGCAGCTACTAAGTTCTTCGGCATGATGGGCACATCGTTCTTGCTCGCTGGCGCGGCAAACATGGCTTTGTTTAGTCCCATTATGGGACTTGTTGGTTGGGCTTGGGGTCAATTAGAGCTTGACGATGATTGGCCTGAAGAACTTAAAAACCTAGACTTTGAGACTTGGTTCCGCACTGTGTTCTTGCCTGAGAAGCTAGGTGACGTTACGATTGGTGGCGTACCTGTAAGTGACATTGTTGACCGTGGCCCATTGAATGCAATCACAGGCTACGACATTGGCTCTCGTATTGGTTTGAATGATCTGTGGGGCCGTGATAGTAAAGAGACTAAGACTTCTCGCGAAAGCGCAATTGCATTTATGCTGGATCACTTTGGTGGCCCAACTGCAAGTTTACTGCTTGGTTTTGCCGACGCCTACGATGCTTACGCAATGGGTGACTATCAGAAGATGTTAGAAAAGATGCTTCCCGCTGCCGTACGTAATCTTGTGGTTGCTAACAAATATGCAGACGAAGGCATGAAGACCCCACGTGGTAAAGAATTAGTTAGCAAAGATGACGTAAAGAAGGGCGAGCTGCTTGGTCAAGCAATTGGTTTCCGTCCTGACATTCTTGCAGCTACTCAAGGGCCAGCATTTAAGTTAACCGGCATTGAGCAAAGAATTGTTAACCAACGCAATATGATTCTAAACAAATTGGATTTCCAGCTTCGTAAAGATACGGACAAGGGCGCTGAAGAATTCAACAACATTTTAGAAAATGAAGTAATTAAATTTAACATCAAGCATCCAACGTATAAGTTAGATGGCAACAGCATTAAGAATTCGCTAAGGGAAAAAGCCAAACAACGCGAAGGTGCTCGTGCTGGTGTAGCCGTCACCAAGAAAAATATTGGATTAGTTGAAGAGGCTGTAAATACGCTTGAAGACCGTTTAGACAAACGGGCCGAAGAGATGGCGGCTAGGCGAAAGGCCGAAAAAAATCCCCAGTGATTAGCCGGGGATAAAAGGAGAGTAGCAACCAACTCGAAAGGAAATCTCAATGGGTTCAGTCTACTTTAAACCCGCCATACACGCAAGCCTTTGATCCCGTCTTCTATAACTACTTTCGTAACAGTAGTCATCTTTAACCGCCTACAGATTGTTGCAATCGTTCCCCGGGCGGCTTTCTCGTCAATGCAGGGTACAAAGAAAGAATAACCGCGCCGGAACTTAGACCAGTCAATCTGATACGTTACTGTCTCGATTTTCATCGGGGGTTACAAAAGCGTCCATCTGTAAGAACTCGGCGGAGGATGCGTCAAACTTCAATACACGCACTGCAGGGGATACAACCTTCATGCCTTTGGACATTCGTTTGTTCACACCCTCTAAGTAAATCTTGGCGTTACCTAACTCTTTTAAGGTAGTCTTGTAGTTGATCTGCTGTTTGACGCAGAAGTCTTTGAATTGTTTGGCCGCGATGAAGAGTTCTTTGGTATCTGGCTCGTAGCGTATGAGCAGCTCTCCACGGGGCTCAAGCATGGGCATGGACTGCAGGTTACTACGAGCATCGACTTCACCATTTACAACTAAAGCATTATTAATGTGAGCGTTAACAAACTCACCAAGGATTGTTACGGGTGTTGAATTCGGTGCTTGGATTTCAAACCGCATCTCGCCTAACATGCCTTTGAGCCAGTCGTACACGGCCTTCATGTCGTAGTTGTGCAGTTCCAACTGTGAAGCAATCAAACCGCCAGCTATGTTGCAAGCTGACACACCTGACCAGAAACGCTCCTTTTGGTTGAACTGTACTTCCCTATCAAGCCGAGCCTGAATCTTGCGTACTAAGGCTATTGCTTCTTCCAAGTTATTAACAAGCCATTGGATGTAAATCTCACCGGCATGACCAAAGTTCTCACGAAGCTGGTGGTCAAACATCTGCTTACCCTCTTGCACATCAATGATGCCGTTGGGTTCAATCTTGTACTCAAGCAGACGCATGGACTCGCCATCGGGCGTATTCTTTGCCACACCTAACTTCTCGTAGAAGCTGGCGTTTGCCGAGCACAAAGTCATACCCTGCCAGCTAGTGTTGTTAACACGCAACGTATTGGTTTGCCCGTTCATTTTATTTTTGCCTCGGCCTTGGCTGATGCTGTACGCCAAGTCAGAGAACTCCATGCCACTAAGGTTGGTGATCTCGTCAATGGTGTTGGGCAAATTGTTCATCACGCCAAGCTGGTGCATCTTTGCGTTGAATGTATCTTTGTACATGGAGGTCAACCCCTTGGGTTCACCATACACACTGTTGCACATAAACAATGCTGTCGACTTACCTGAACCAGACTCAGGGTGAATTACGTTAATGATCGCGCCTTCAAGACCTGTAAATTTCAACAGTGGTGAGCCAAATGCCGTGAGTGCGGCAAACGCATGGGGTTCAAGCCCGGGCTTAGCGTACATGTTGAACGCTTCTTTCCACTTCTCCATAGAGCCTTTGGCAATTAGCTTTCCGGCAATATCTTTCGTAACGCTTGACGGGGGGCTGTAAAACACGCCGTCTTTTGTGATCTCTCGATCGCCAAGGATGAACTTGCTGTTCCCCTCGACCCAACCAAACTGAGTTCTCATGGTCTCTGCCTTTTTAATGTATTGCAAATTTTTTATAAAGAAAACAACATACCTTGCAAGCAATTCGTACTGTGACTTATGGGCTACAACTCCGTTGTGTGCCAACTGTTTGCGCAACTCATCGGGTGAAGAGATACCCATCGTAGGGATGCTGAACTCTCGAACACCGTCATGCGGTAAGTGCAAACGAAACAAAGCTATCTCGCCAAGCTCAGGGTCACGCATGCGCTTGACTACATACAAGTCGTGCTCGTAAACAAGTTTGGGCTCGGCTTCGTCATCTTCGCTTTCAGGGCGGATGTAAACACCACCCTTTTTGCCACGAAAGAACGGAAATGGGTACTCTGGTATGTGCTGTATCTCAACCTCACCGTCTTCATCTTCGACGGCATATTCGTTATCTTCTGCGTCGGCTTCTTCAATCTCAACACCGAGCATGATGGGCGATTTAATTTTGCCTCTATGGATGCAACCCTCACAACCTTGCGGATTGAGTTTTGCAAATGTTGAGCAGTGATGTGGGCCACCTTTCTTGCGCAGATTGTTAACCTTGTTGTCAACTTCTGCGGGATCGTAGCCCTCGTGTTCGCTCGACAGTTTATGTGCGGCCTTGTCTCCGTCTACGCAGAAAGCTGCAATAGAAAGAGCGGAGCGCCACAGTGGTTCTTCAATGCTGTTTTGGTTAGCAAAACAGTGGTTAAGTTGGGCGCACCCACCTTCACCCTTCATCATGATCGTCTTAAACCGCTTGACCTTGTTACCCATGAGTGCTTCCATCATCGGGCTCATTGAGCGCGGGATGAAATCGGGTACGTCGTCTTTTGGCTCAGGCGCACCAAGCAAGTCTTTCAACTCTTGATACGTCATGCGAGGCGTCAGTTCATTTAGTACTGTTACCTCTTTAGGCTCTTTCTGCTTGAAGTTGAATGTGCCGGGGATACGCAGGATGCGTGAAGCCTCAAATACTGAGGAGTCCACAATCAACCCTTGCTCAACGCACAACTCACGAAGCCGATTGGCTAGTGGCTCCCACTCTCGGCGAGACACTGTTTCTTCTAGTAGCCAGTACGCATGTATGCCGTAGCCAGAGCTAACTAGTATTGGCTTTGGTAAGCCGACCGCAACGCAGAACTTCTTGAACTCATCGAGTCCAGTTTGCTGATCGAGATAGCCCTTGATAATGCCTTTTTCGTCGGGTACACCTTTTGTGGGGCCACAGTCAATGTCCATCCACAGAGCACGGAAGTATTTGGCATTCTCATGAGTGCGGTTATTTAACGAGCCGTACTTGGCGCATCCAAAGAATACGTCAATCTTCCGTTTAACAAATCGCTGCGCTAACTCTTCAACCTCTTCCTTAGTATCTACAAATTTTTGGTCAGGGTACTTACCAATCCCCATCACACAGTAGCGCCCTTCCGGTGGCAGTACCGTATCAAGTAGATCGAAAGATGACATGTTTTACTTTAATTGTTGGTGAGCTTTGGTGTGAATGATGTAGTCGCTAATTGCTTGCGCATAGCTTGAGTGCGGTTCTCGGTCTCCCTTAAACCAATTGTAGATAGTCATCCGAGTCACCCCGAAGTCATCTGCAATCTTGGTCACGCTTATGTTTGCACGAATACATACACGACCCAAGGCTACACCCAAAGACTTGATACTTGCTTTTTTGTTGGCGTACACCAAGCTTTGGCTATAACCATAGGTCATGCGTTTACTCCTCTTCGCTCCAAGCCTTTACCACAGAGTCAAGGTCTTTCTTAACTGTGGGTTTGGGGTCGGCTTTCTTCTCACGCTTAGTCGGCTCCTCAATAGGAGACTCAGCTTTAGGCGCGGCTTTAGGGGCTGGTGCTTCTAGCTTAGCTTGCTTGCCCGCCATGTCAGCTTGGTATGGTGTCATAACTACCATCTTCAGCACGTCAGGCTTTTTAGCCACTTCACTGGTAACGCCGTACTCAGCTTGCTTGATGAAGCGCGTTGGCGTGAACAACACTGACTGATTGTCGTTCTCTTCATTGAAGCTGATCTGTGTAATAACGTAGTCCAAGCTCTTGCCGTTGTTGGCTAAGTACTTTGAATAGTTTTCAAACGTGTGTGCATTGTCGCCATGCCCATCACCAAACAATGACTTGGATGCCAAGTTCATTTGATACACTTCGCCTTCGAGTGAAGTACCGAAGTCTTCTTCTAACACGAGCGCAATGCGACGTGAATAGCGGCAAGCTTTTGAGTTGCCCATACCTGAACCCTTGGTGTTTTGGGTGCAGTTATCGCAACGCTCAGCTTGTTTGTTTGATGAACCCTCATCAGGCGTACGACCATCATTAGAGAAGCAGTCGGGCGCAGTCGGCTCAGCATCAGGACTCCATGCTTTTGCATAGAAGATACGACCCACGGCAGGGGATGCGTTAACAATGATGGCGTTCAGGTTGCCCTTGATCTTGCCCATCTCTTCACCGCCGACCGTTTTACGGAAGATTCCGTTTTTAGGCACGATGCGTTTAACGCCGGACTTGCCAGCAAGTTGTTTTGTAAGCTCGCTAACACCTGCGGTTTGCAGGAAGTCGGGGAGGTCTTGGTTGAGAATAGTGAGATCACTCATTTCATTTTTCCTTAGAACGTCTAACAACCACGGTATAAGCATTCTCCACATTGAGACCAAGTGGTAGAACTGTGGGATTCTCAGAGAGGAAATCCTTCATGTTTGTTTGATGAAGTCTCTTCTCTAACAGGCCAAATGCACCATGCTCCTCTATGAAGTCGTACATTGAATCCCAATCGTTCGTCCAGTACCGTGACTTTACCGAGCGAATGATTGTGCCGTGTGGGGTGCGAATGCTGTCGGCATTCATCTCTTTGCATACATCGAGCATCTGTGCTTCTAACACTTCCATCTGCTCTTTGAGATCGTTGTCTTCAGCTTCAAACATGCGCTTGTTGTCGGCACGTTTGTCTCTGATCTTGATGTAGATTGTGGTCAGCTTGTCCAAATCCATGGGGGTGACTCTATCCTTGACTTCTTCGTCCATCTAATTCTCCTAATGGTTAAGTGTGTGACAGTAGCAGTTCACATGAAGCAGTGTTTCGTCCTAATACTAGAGGCTGTATCGGCGCTAACCCGATACCCACCACTGCCACACAAATCTAATTATATACTAACATTTGACATTGTCAACATCTTCTGAAGAAATTTCTTGCTTGTACAAATCAATTACTTTTTGGTGGTTGTCAATGTTGCCTTGAAGCATCGTGTACATCTTGGCTTCTATTGGACTGCCTTTGATGTGTACCACAGTCATGTTATTAACTTGCCCGGGGCGGTCGATACGTGCGTTGGCTTGCAAGTACGTCTCAACACTTGTACATGGAGCATACCAAATGATTGTGTTGGCGGCAGTTAGAGTTAACCCGTGTGACGCCGCCTTTGGTTGGATGATTAATACTTTTGGTTCCGGTTGCTCTTGAAACTGCTTGACAATATCCGAGCGTTTGTTTACAGGAACCGAGCCGTTAATCACGTCGCATGTAATGTTGTTTTTCTGCAAATGCTTTTCAAGCAGTTGTATGGTGTGCGTAAACGGAACAAACACAAGCACCTTGTGGCTTGACTCTTCAATGACCTCTTGAACTACGTTGAGCCTACTGCTCACATCGAACTCAATGACTTCGTTCGTATCCGTATACACCGCACCTCCAGCTATCTGTAGAAGTTTGTTGATTTGTACGGCAGCGTTAACGGCTGATACTTCTTCTCCAGCAGCCTCAATGAGCATCTGCTTCTTGAGTATGTTGTAGAACTTAATCTGCTGCGGTGTTAATGGTGCATCTCGCTCAACAAACGTAACAGGCGGCAGATCAAGGCAGTCGGCTTTCTCAAACCGAATGGCGGGTTGAAGCGCTTTGTGTACGATTAGTTGCGCGGTCGGCTTGGGTATCCACTTGTACATAGTGAGCTTCATCATCACTGTGTCTCGAAACTGCCCAAAGAAAGGTGACACGCCCTTGGGGTTCACAAGCTTTGCCAATCCGTAAGCATCCACAGGTGATTGCGCGGCAGGCGTACCGGTCAACATCCACAAGCCCTTGATAACTTTTGTTAGGTCTCGTAGGTCTTTCCAACGCTCAGTCTGTGCGTTCTTATAGGCTGACGCTTCATCTACTACGATGAGGTCAAACCCACCCGCCATGATTTCTTTCTTGACGATGCCCACACCATCGAAGTTAATGATGACGAATTCAGCACCCATACTCACAATCTCTTTGCGCTTACGTGCGGCTCCATAAGCGACTGATACGGTGCGGTGAATAGCAAACTTAAACAAATCGTTTTGCCATGCCGACTTCATGATCGACAAAGGGCAGATCACTAGCACACGCTTCACTAATCCAAGGGTCATGAGGTAGTCGACAGCCCAAATGACCGATGCTGTTTTACCTGTACCCTGCTCGTTGAAACAAAACGCTTTGCGGTTTGTTGTGAGGAATTCTGATGTTGTCTTCTGATGCTCAAACGGCGTGAACCCCGGGGGACGAGGCCACGTATATTCTGATAGGTTCATTTTTTCTTACGTTCCTTGGTGCTTACTTCTGATACAACTTTGTGGTTTGAGCCACGTTTGAACGAGCGATTGGCTGATGGGGTTTGAAGTTTGACTCCGTTCCCGTTTGTGCCACCTTTAGATAGTGCCTTGATGTGAGCAACATCTTTGCCTTCGCGGACGTCAGCACGTCCATCTTTGTTTCGGTCTGCATTCTTTTTATCTATACCTTCTCTAGCACGCTGACGCTCTAAACGATCTGGGTTTTCGCCACGTGCAATCTGTTGTTGATATTCTTTTTTATAGGGTCGGGGTTTGTTTACGTAGGGCATGTTAGTTCCTGTTGTATTCACATTCTCTCACCGAGCAGAACTTGCACAGTGGGCCTTGGATTGGATTCCATACCCCATTTTCTAACGCCGCTTCAATTCTTGCAACGTCTTGGGCGGACTTCTCAATGTATTTCTCTACCATTTCTGAATAGTGCGTAGCCTTCACGAATTCCTTGCTGACTACAAACAAGAGAGCCGACTTTACCCTCTTGATCTCCGGAAACTTGGCGAATAACCCACAGGCGACAAGATCGAGTTGCTTCACGTCCGCATATCTCGCACTCTTGCTCGTCTTGTAGTCTATGGAGTGTGCCGTCCCCGTAGTCCGATTGATAATCACCAAATCCGCTACCCCATGCCACCATACATTCGGAGCATCGAAGTCGCACGACTCTAAGTTCTTCGTCAACCCAAGTTTTACTTCGCATAACTTTTCTCCGGGGATGTCCTTTAAGGTATCTAAGGTAGCTTGCATATACGCAAACTGTTCAGGGATCGGCACCCCATCTCTAATATATTCTTCCGCTACAGTATGAGCTGTCTTTCCATACAGTGTTGCCTGTGTGTCCGGCTCAACAATGTCCTTGGCTATCTTAGTATGGTAGTACTTCTTAGGGCACTGCTGAAATGTTTTCAGGCTACTGAATGACCAAACAATACTCATCCTCTTTCTCCATGTTCAAACCGAGCGCTACGTGCGGCGGCATAGGCATCATAAACCTTTGGGTAAAACTGCGGTGTAGTTAGCTCGCGTATTTCAACTAGCCAATCGTCACCCGACATGTTCCAATCTGCATCTAAGTTTAATAACGTACTCAACTCATTAGGTTGCGCTACAACTGCCCCCATAGGGGTAAAGTACACCCACTTTCTGACCAAGCCCTTGTGGTGTTGGACGATTGGATGAAAGAATGTTTTTCCTTTTGTGGCTAAAGGTGTATCACCGAGTAAGATCAAACCACGTGTAGGTTCGTGCATCCCTGCATCACCTGAGTCATCAAAATACGGCAGTACGCTACCAAAATCTAAAAGATCTGTGTACTTTCGTTGTTCTTTTACTAACGCTTGCTTGTCACCTTTGACCTCTACAAACACACCTGTGCCATAGCGGTTAGGCAAAAAGAAGTCGGGTAGGTAGCGCAAGGTTTCGGTTTTGCCGTTCGCAAAGATTTCCTTTTCGTAGCCTTGGTCTTCGTACTTCCACTCTATACCCATGGTATCAAAGAACACAGCCCATCGTGCTTCCAACCTTGAGCGAAAGCGGTAGCCCTTGTACGTAGTTTCGATTGCTTTAATTTGATTCATTCTTCATCCCATATATCGTTAGGCCAAACTAGCACAGGGGTTTCAATCCCTAGGTAGCCGCCTTCAATGTTGAACTCAATAAACTCCCGAGCTTCCTCGGCATCCATACCATCCCGCATCAGGACTTCTCGTATCTTCTCGGCGTCGTAAACCAATACGGATACCATAGTACTGTCACGCCAAATGCTTGCGGGCCCAATGATTGCCTCGTCGTATCCGTCGTACTTAATCACGCTTCATGCTCCGTATGTATGCCGCAAAGCTTGCCATTGTGTCTTTCTCAAAGGCTTTCATCTTCTCGATCTCTTTGGCTACCTCTTCCAACACATCGTTTCGCTGCTTGTTTGGATTTACGTATTCTTGAATATCGTCATCGTCGTTCATAGTGGTGCATCCTCGTGGTTATCAGGGTTGAACTTGGGGACTCGGTTGCCCCTGTCCTTGGGGTTTGGGAATGGTGGAAAAGGCCATACAGGGTTAACAGTCGCCATAGCTTGCCCCTGCTCCCGCTTCGCAGTTAAGTGGTAGCTCCATGCCCCAACTGGGTCGGGTACGCATACACATCTCAACGTACTCCTTGGCTGTATCAACTTGCGCAGTCGGCACAATGCAAGCGATGGCGTCATGTACAGTCATTACCACTCGGTACTTCTTCGCAACCATGAGCATCTGCTCACCGATCACGATACGGGCTAACGCTTGGCACACGTTCTCAATTACCTTACCGCCATAGATACGGGTCGGTATAACTGCCTTGCCCTTCTTGGTGTCGTACACCAGCTCAGACTTCCCTTCCTCGTTCTCTATTAGGCGTAGGTTGGGATAGCGTAGGTACAAGGTGTTGGGCAATAGAATGCCATCACTGCCTTCGATCTTTAAGATACCGCCTCGGCCCAACGTTGTCTGCTGATTCTGAAGTACGGCTTTGAGGGCTGACGCCGCAGACTTCCATAGTTCAGTAATCTTTGGATACGTAGTTCGATATGTGTCAATAATCCGTTTCGCTTCATCCAATTCGATCGTGACATTGAAGTTCTTAAGTTGCGCTTGGAATTTTGCCGCGCCCATCCCGTACCCGCACCCAAGGATAGTGGTCTTGCCAACAAACCTTTCGTCCTTTGTAATCTCCGAAATCTTCTTGCCATAAATAGCCGTTGCCATGATTTTGTATACATCTTCACCCCGATCAAATGCGTCTACTAAGTCGTCTTGTTCCGCAAGCCATGCGAGCGTACGGGCTTCAATTTGTGATGAGTCCGAATCAATCATCATGTATCCGTCCGGGGGGATGATTGCATGCTTCAGAGGTGAGTTGCGTTGTAAGTTCTGCAGATTTAATTTATCGTCACCGCCCCATCGACCCGTGTGTGCCGCATAGTAGCGTAGGGGTACAGGTAATGAGCCACGTTCAGCTATGCCAAGAAACCTAGCTGTCCTTGTCTCTTCTATCGTAGACTTAGTGCCCAATCTCGCTGCCACTAAGGTTTGTACCTGTGGGTTTGGATGCTCAAGCAACGCTTTGAACTCTTCGTCTGTTTTAGAGAAAGCAAAGGTTTGTTTGCCGTTTGCGGGGCTGACTTTCATCGGTGGTGATACGCCATAGCCTTCCAAGATAATGGCAAACTTTATGTTGCTCATCAGGTCGTCTTTGTCAAAGTTCTCGAGTAGGTCTTCTTTGCGTTGTTTCTCACTAAGTAGATGGTCTTTGATAAGCTCTCTATCTAACTGCAACACAGGTTCGGTGAACATGCGCACAGTCAAATCAATCAGGCGCAACTCAATAGCGGGGAAGCCAGCAGACATTGCGTTAAACAATTCCCACGTAAGGGTAACGTCATTCTTACAGTAGTCGCCATATCGTTCTAACTGTTCGGGGCTGAAGTCCTGACGCCGCAGACCTAATGCGTTTTCTACCTCTATGCCTTTCTCACCAAGGCCGTAATAGTTTGACAGCACCTTCAAGCTACCGCCTACGTTAGTGCCATGCAAAGCTCTGCCCATGGATAAAGTATCAAGCCAACCTTTGGGGCTGAGTCCGTAGACCCACTTCAAAATTGCGCCATCGAACGGGGCGTTGTGCGCAAGGGCTAGGGAATTCCCCCAATCAAATTTAGTCAGGAACTGGTGCATGGCTTCGCCATCCCCGCTAAACCATTCCGGCTCACCATCGTTGACCTGTACGGCTACGCCAATAGTTTCGAACTCAGGGCTACGAATGTATTCCTCAGTGGTAACTTTTGTTAGGCTGAACTCACGGGAATAATATGTCTCGA